TGTCTGTACCTTCTTTATCTAACATACTGTTAGCAATCATAAGGAATCGTTGCATCTCTGCATTTTCTGCTTTCTTCTGTGGGTTATCGTTTGTATCTTTAACATCAATACCCATATCTTCAAGAGAGGCTTTTATGTATGCGTGTATAACAGGTGCTACAACAACTCCTGCATCTATTGAGTGTAATCCTCTCATAACACCCTGCATGTATACAGTCTCTACAATAGGCGTTAAGGATGCACCAGCTTGTATTATAGAACCAAAGTCTTGCAACACTTCTTCATTGTCTAGTCTCTCAATGTAGTATGCAGCTACTTCATTAACGTTTGACATCTGGGCTGGTTGTTCCCAAGGGTTATTACGCGGTTCACCTGTGAGTGACTCACCAGGAATTGGTCTATCAAATGGTCCTGCTATTGGCATATTATTATCCTATTTGGTAAAGCCAGCGCCAAAGTATAGGCCGACTATTGCTGAAACTATGTGTGTGTCTAGAGGTGTTATAACGAATCCACGTGCCGCTTTCCAGTGTATAGCATCTGGTGCACCTAAGAGCCAGTTAACGAAGCCACCCTGTACTTCTGTATAACCAACGATTACACTTACGTCAGGATACCATACTGCTACTAGCTTTGGCAACACAATAATAGATCCGACTGCAGATAAAGCTATGATCCTACGTGTCCAAGCAAAGTGTTTATCTTTACTACCATGCTCTCTAGCTTCGCTGACTGCGCCTACTAGAGCTTTCTGTTGCTCTGCTTTAGCTTTATTACTTTGTCCCCATATGGACATAACTCCACCTAAGACAGTGGAGAAAAGCATTGTTATTAATTCTAAGGGAAGTCCAAACATTATGGGAACTCAAACGCTGTTATATTATTAGACGGTGCATTCTTGTTTAGTAGTCTCTGACTTCTACGGAAGGCCGCTATTCTTTTTTTCCTCTGCTTATCAGGTCCTTGCCACCAATGATCAGCCCATACGTCCTCTATAGATTCTTTACCTGATAAGACTTCACCTATGTCAACACCCTTTTTTTGCAAAAGATCGTACACAGCTAAAGACATCTGTTGATTTGCTGTCAAAGAAGTTATCTCCTTTTGTATATCTCCAGATAAATCTATATTATCAAGCCACTCAGGTATATCTTTACCTAAATCGTTAAACTGTCTAATAGCTCTTACAACTGATGAGTTGAAACGATCAGGTTCATACTGCATAACACCTCTACCAGGACCTCCACCATACTGAGCTAGTTTAGGGTCCATTGTACCATCAGATTCATGGTAAGCCAGAGGCATAATAACTTTATTGTATATATCCTCAGGCTTTGCATTCTTTATACTAGATGCTATAGCTAAAGCATGTTCTAAACTATCATCTGTAGGGGTTTTTTGTAATATAGTCTCAGACATCTTAGTATCTTCAACAGTAGCAGGTCTAGACATAAGACCTACTTGGCTACCTTTTAGTGTAGAGGTGTCTTGTTGTCTAATCTGATCCTCTCTAACAGCTGTAGCTATATCCACAACAGGAGTCTCTTCTGTACTTGGTATGTTTATTTTCTGCCCAGGAAAAATCAGATCAGGGTCATCTATCTGCGGATTAGCATCTATCAACTCTTTTAAAGATACACCTTTATCCTTAGCTATAGCTGTTAGTGTGTCTCCAGACTTAACCTCTACATCATTCACTTCACCTGTATAAACTTCTGGTACAGCCATACGAGCCATATCAGCAGCTACACCGTCTTCAACAACAACACCACGCAAGTAATCTTCAAGCTCGGTCTTCATCTCTTGCATGTTCTTCTGATCATACAAATTCATAGGTGATATTCTTGTTTCTTTATTCGCTGATAATCTAGCACCAGACTCAGCTAAAGAACTAGCAGTAGCACTATATAAAGTAGACGCTGGTGTTAATCTTTTATCTGACTTGTTATCGTTGTCATTACTAGAATACACAGGCTTTGGTGCAGAGAATACTGCAGAACTACCTTTGTTATCTGCTGTACTAGGACGAGAGCCTAGACCTGAGGGTCTCAGCTTAGGACGTGGAGTGCTACTGGGATTGTAGAAGCTCGATACAGCGTTTGGATCATAACCTGGTTCTGGCATATTATAACTTTCCGAATAATAGTTTTGCTGCGTTAGTGGCAATCTCTCCAAGGAACTTTCCTGATGCCGCTGATAGGCCACTAGAGTCAGTGTCGCCCCCAGCAGAAGCAGATGCCTCAGCTTGAATCTTAGCAATGGCAATGTTAGCATCCCTTTGAGCTGCGTTCTCACCTGACTGCCAAGCCCAAGCAAGAACGTCACGTTCACGTTGAACCATATTGTTGTAAGCAGTCATAGTTAAGTTGTTAGCGGCAAGAGCCGCGTCACGATTGGCTTGGTTGTCAGCTGCGTTTTCAGCTGTTGTTATAGACTGCGCCCACTGAGCGTTAGCCTGTGCTACAACTAGATGGTTAGTAGCGTTAAATTGGTCACGTGCATTCTCTTGATCTGCGTTAAACCTAGATAAAGCATTAGCTTCACCAGCGTTGAAACGAGACATAGCATTCTTTTGCTCAGAGTTAAACTGTGATACCTGCGTAGCAAGTGTAGCAAAGAATTGGTTAGTTTGATTCTCAGACGTAGCGTTAAACTGCTTAGCCGCATTCTCTTGGGCTGTATCAGATAGAATAGAATTAACTCTCTCTTGTGCTTTGAACATGTTTGTTTGTTGTTCGTTACTCAGGTTAGTCATGTCCATCTGTAAGAAAGCCTGAGCATTCTGTAACTGCGCTTGTTGTCTATTGTTTAGATTAGCCATATCCATCTGAGACATAGCCGCTGCATCTGCCATTACTTTAGCTTGACGATTACTTAGATTAGCTAAGTTCATAGTCTGAGCCATCTTAGCATTCTCAAGAGCTACCTGCTGTTGTGCTGTAAAGTTCATGTTAGCTATTTCAGATACCCTAGCCGCGTTCTGAACCTTAGCTTGGAAGTCTTGAGTAAATTCCATGTTGAGGAAACCAGCGCGTTGACGTGCCGACTCCATAGCAACCTCTTGTTTGTTAGAGGCATCCATCTGTGCTATAGGTAACGCAGATTCCATAGCCGCTTGTACAATAGCCATACCAGCCATAGATGAAGCAGATAAACCTCTAGCTGCCATCCTTGCTGTAGCACCTCTCATAGCTCCTGCAGCCCACGCTGGTGTAGAACCACCTTCAAAGTCTGCCATTAGGGAAGACATCTCGTCCTGTACACTAGCCGCTTCTAGCTTCTCTGTACCGTATATGTCTTGTACTTTCTGTTGATCTACAGAAGAACCATCAATAGTTTCGCCTGTCTCAAGTACACGTGTAGGAGCGTCTTCTACTTTAGCCGCTTCACCTTCTGCCGCCTTTAGATCTAGTTGAGCTAACTTAGTAGGATCTCCTGTAGCCGCTGTCATAGTAGCTTCGTCGCTTACAGTACCTGTAGCTGCAGTAACACCTGCAAGTGCTTTATCTACAGCTGGAGCTGCCATCGTTGAATCTACAGTAGATACTGGTGTAGTTGGTGAAGCTACTGCTTCTGGTGCTTGTTCAGCTGTTACATTTGTAGCTGCAGTAGCACCACCTAGTTGACCTGTACCTGTAGCAATCTCTGTACCTGTACCTTTGTCTGCTACTGTATCAGCTTTAATAGTTAACTTACGAGGGTCAGTTGTTATAGCAGAAGTCATAGTACTTGCACCACTATTAACGACTGTGCCTTCATCTGTAGTGGTTTCTTCTTCGTCTGTAGCAGACCCACCCTCAGCCATCATCTTAACAGGGTCACCTTCTATGGTACGCCTAGCCGCTAAGGTAAACTTACCCATCCTAGCCGCCGCTGCAGGATTAGCTGATAGAAAGAGGTTAATAGATTTTTGATCCGTAGGGCCATTATATCCCAGCGCTGGTAAAACCTTATTTTTTAATGTTTCAGGCTTAAACCCTACAAACTTTTTTGCCATGTTATTTATTTCCCAACTGCATCCACACCGCACCAGCGATGAATGTTAAAATAGCGATTGTTGTTACCTTGACTACTGTAGACCAAATACCTCTACGTGTATCACGCCATACGTCAAGTAGATCTCTCATCTCGTTTATATCTTTAGCGGCTGACTTATCATGTAATCCGATAGACGTTAGAGCTTGCTTAGCACCACGCTTAGCTGCACGATCTAGCATAGATTCTAATTCATCTGGTGTTAAGTTAATATTAGCCATTAGATAGTGCCAAACGCTGTTACGTTACCTGCTACAGTAATGTTACCACTTGCATCTAACTTCATCTTATTTGTACCACTAGTAGCAAAGTACAAAGTACCAGAACTCTCTGTTATGGTCCAGTCACCTAAGTCTACAGTAGTAGCATTAAGAGTGGAAGCAGAGAAAGCTTGAGATGAAGAACCAGCTAGTTCTGCTTTAGTATCTATTTCTGTTTGTAAGCCATCTACATTAGCAATAGTATGGTTGTGACTATCATCTGCAATCGTAGCTGCTATAGTGACGCTGTTTGTACCGTCGAATGAAACAGACCCTGTTACATCACCTGATAAACCTATGGTACGAGAAGTAGCTAAGGCCGTTGCTGTCGATGCATTACCTGTTAGAGCACCTGTAACATCCCCAGTAACATCTCCTGTTACGTTACCTGTTAGGTTTCCTGTTACGTTACCTGTTACATTGCCTGTCACATTACCAGTGACTCCACCTGTCAGGTCTCCTGTAACGTCTCCAGTAACATCACCTGTCAGGTTGCCTGTTACATTGCCTGTTAGGTTTCCTGTTACATTACCAGTAACTCCACCTGTAACATTGCCAGTTACATTACCTGTTACATTGCCTGTTAAATTACCTGTAACGTCACCCGTTACGTCACCTGTTAAATCTCCTGTAACATCTCCTGTTACATTACCTGTATGATCACCAAGAGTATTACCAGCAACATTACCTATTAAAGAACCTGTAACATCTCCTGTTACACTACCTGTTAAATCACCTGTCACATCCCCAGTAACATCGCCTGTTAGGTTACCTGTAACATTACCTACAACGCCACCTGTTGCTGTTGTAACACCTGTTATACCTAGTGTACCTGCTACTGTAGCATTCTCATCTACTGTAAGAGTGTCTACATTTGCAGTACCGTCTAACCACAGGTTTTGCCATTGTTGTGTAGAAGTACCTAAGCTAAAGTTTCCTGTTACTTCTGGTACTATGTTACTATTTACATCAGCTTGAAAATCTATGGTATCTGTAGCTGCATCACCGAAAGTAAGATTACCAGAGATTGTAGTATTACCTGTAACACTAAGATTACCACCTACAGATACATTTCCAGTAGCTGTAATAGTAGCAATACTAAGGCCACCAGAAAAGAACCCGTCTTTAAACCTAGCTCCTGTAGATCCTACATCTAAAGTATTCGTTGTCTTAGGTACAACATTTGAAGATGAAACAACTACATCTTGCGCTGGTCCTACCTTAGTAATAGGTGCACCTTCACCAGAAGTACCATCGTGTTTATGTCCTGATGATGCGTTAAACCCTGCTTCAAGAGCATTGTACTCTGCATCAAAGTCGTCAGCATCAATAACGTTTCCGTTAGCAATGTTGTTACCAGTGTCTTGACGTGTATAACCTGCCATAATTTAGTCCTTACTGTCTATCGTTTTGTCTATACTCTAGCAGGGCTGTGTCTAGAGTGAATGTGGGATTAGTAGAGTTATCCTCTACACGTAGTGCTATAGTCTTACCTGACCCTACAATATTAGTATTATATACTACGTCAAGTTCACCACCAAAGGTAGCTGTATTAAACACTGACTCTGAAGAGCCATAGAGAAATACTGCTGTACCTGTACTTTCTATTCTCTGTGTAGGAGGTTGTATAACAGACGTGCTGGTCTTAGTATCAAAGTCATATTTTATATTTAACCCTAGATCCATAGGACCTGTAGGTTTAGCATATAGAGTAATTTTATAAAAGGATTTCCGTAGTTGTGGATCAGAGAGTGGCATGAAGGGAGATTCATACAAACCATCAATGTTAGCACCATCAAAGCTAGAGCCTGTATCCATAATATATACGTAACCATCTCCATTAGCAAAAGCAATAGTCTCTGCTGTACCTGAATATCGACTGTCAGCTATATGAGCTTTTATACCAAATGTAGTAGACCAACTTATACCAGAAGCACCCTGAGCTATAAGCTTAGTAGCAATCAAACCTTTAGCAACTTCATTTTGTTCAGACTCAATAAATGCAAAGATTCTGTACTGAGCTTTCTCACGTAAAATAACAGATGTAAAATTAGAAGTACTAGCTAGAAATTTAGTAGCATCTCTAGAAATAGGATCAGATGCAATGTCTAATCCAAAGTCACCAATACGATCAGTAGCACTTAGTAATCTAATACCGTCAGCTGCTAGGTATATAATATCACCACCAACCTCTTGTATAGTATCTCCGTTTATACAACCCATTTTACTTGCGATAGGTGCTACCTGAAAATCAGATGTTGTATTACCAGTTAAACGTTTAATACTATCAGAAGTGAATATGATAAGCTGATCACGGAATACAGTTAAACCTGTTACATCAGAAGATACATTAATAGAACCAGCACCATCAGCAGCACTGAAGTTATCAACAGTAAAGGGCGCAGTAAAAAATACATTATTACCTTTTGCATAAAATGCTGTATCTTTAAACACTGCTACATGTGAAGCACCTAGAACATCTGTACTACTAGCTATTGCTGTAAGAGAATTACCAGAAGTGTTATAAGTAGCAGGGTAGTTAACACCATCAACAAATAAAACTTTATCGTCGCCATTTAGATTATACAAAGCACTACGTGTTTTACTACCTAATAGAGGTCTAGCACCCATAGAAGTCCATGTAGTACCTGTACCATAATAGTATTCTGTTACATTACTAGCATTCTTTCTGGCAACTACAATTCTTCCAGAGCTTATAACTTTTAAAGCTAAGATAGATCCTGTACCAGGAACAGTTGTAGTACTGTATTTCTCATAGCCTTTTATCTTAGAGTAACCACCTTCTTTAGTAGCTTCAAAGTTTTGTAAAATAGTAGCAGAACCTACGGCATTAGTACCATGCTGTAAGGGACTAAGGTTAGAGACGAGACCGCCTTTAAACTCTATAGGAAATGTTTGCCACTGTGTAGCCATTAGAAATGTACTCTTGTATCTCGTAAATATTCTGTGCGATTGATATGTAAACTACGTAGTTGTTTAATACCCTGTTCAAACTTTTGTAATGCTAGTTGTGCTGCTTGATTGTCACCTCTAAACTGGTAAACATAATACATAGCACCATCTATTATTGTATGTTGATACTGTTCTGGTAGACTAGGTATATCTGTCGGGCTTTCCAACTCAAACCCTAAACGAAAATATTCATATACTACTTCATACTCTTTATCAGGCGCTGGGTAAAAGATCAATTCTCTGCTAGGGGTGCGTACAATGTGAGTAGGTGTACCAAAAGCACTTGTTTCAGAGTTATACTCAGAATCAGCGTGTTTGTCAAGCCATTCTTCGTATGTAAGCACTTTTAACTTAATAGTTTTTACATTTAAACCAGCATTACGTTTAATACGAAAGGTGTTCATATTAATAGTCTTACTATCATGAGGCATACTATAGCGAACTTCACCTACAACAAGTACTTCTGTTTCTTCTACATGATTCCAAGGCCACTCGAACTCTTCTTGGTTTATGTGTCTGATAGATGCATTAACAGAATCTTTAGCGAAGCTGTAAAAACCTGTAGTAGTAGAGAAGTTGGCTGTTGTAAGTTCCACCTCATTAAGTCTACGATTAATATTATTAACTAGGCCAATATAATTATACGCCATTTCTATTTCTCCTTCACACGCAAGAAGATGCTACGCTCATATTGTAAACCTGCACCTGTTGTAATTCTACACACGATTGTATATCTTACATTGTTTGTACCTAAAGAAAACCTAGCAGTAGATACCTTACCAGATATTGTACCAGTAACAAACTGTAGTCCATTAACAACACCAGAATTTTCTACTAACGTATTGACACCTGCTGCATCTTTGATATACCAAGTGGTAGCAGAAATAGTGTCTTCACCTAAGAAACGAGACCAATCTACACTGTAATCTACAATTTCATCTTTATCCTTATCAGGCCATTTATATGACATATCTTATCCTTATGCTGTAATATATACAGTGTTACTTGTGTCTTGCTTGGTAATATATACAGTATTACTTATGTTTGGTTTAGTGATATATACAGTATTACTTGTATTGTTTTTAGTTATAAACAGAGTATTGTTTCTATTGTATTGACTTGCGTAGTCTTGGTAAGGGAACACAACAGCTGTTGGGTCAGCTAGATTAACAGACATTGTGGTAAGTATTGAACTTAATGTTAGACTAGCTTGAGCGTCCTCATCTAAAAATTCAAAATTGTTTAACGTTAGAAATACACCTGTGATAGGTGAGTTTGCCTTAGCACTAAATCCTACATTATCTAGCGTGGTAAGAGAAGACACACTTGAAAGGGATGTTTTGGCTTTAGCGTCTACGTCTCCAAAAGTATTAGCTGTAAAAGAAGCAGTCACAGGTGTAGGTATAATAGTAGCTTTAGCAGATGTGAGTATAGAATCAATAGCTGTACTGACAACATTAGAATCTAAAGTCATATTAGCTTTAGCATCAAACTCTATAGCTAAATTAATATTAGCCGAAACGTTGGTCAAGTTATGATTGGCTATAGCTTCGTATAATAAATTACCTGTATCAAACTGAGCACTTGCACTTGGTACAAATGCATTAGCAACCGTTGCAGTAGTAACCTGAGAAATAGGTGTCTCTGATAAAGTTACAAAACCTAACATTCTATACTAAACTTTCTTTTATACGCTTCCGTAGACGTGTCCATTATTTGTGTAAGTATATGATAGACTTGCATTAATAGCATCACCACCAGCACCACCACCGTTTTCACCATCTCTACCCCAACCGCCACCGCCGTTAGAACCTGCACCGTCTGTATTTGATGTTGCACTTAGAACAGAACCACCTTGAGCAGGGTTGTTAGCGACATTAGTACTACTATTCTGTTGGCGTTCACCTGCATACACGCCAGGTGGATTGTGAAAATAAGATGGACTACTACAGCCTCCGCTTATATACGTAGTAGCAGGAGTAACACCGCCGCCACCTTGATCACCGCCTGTGCCGCCTATAACAGTGCCAGTTATTGAACATCCTGACCAATAAACATTGTCTGTACTACCCCCAGGGGTACTAAAACTCCCTGTTGTTGAACCATTACTTGAGGCTTGATTATAAGGGCTTTGACCTGCACCCCCACCGCCTCCAGCACCGCCACCGCCACCACCGCCACCTGCGATGAATGCACCAGAGTTGTTAGTTACTGTAGTACCAGATGCAGTTATACTAATAGCGTGTCCACCTGCCGTAGAATGATTACCACCACGTCCAAAGATAGCGCCATTGTTTATGACTTCGGAGTCAGCAACATCTATTGTTAAAGAAGGTGTAGATGATGACATTGAGCGAATGTGTACACCAGAATCTACAGTCATTATGATAGGCACTGTCCCATCCCAACCTGCAGCTGTCGCTAAAGTACTTAAAGTAGAAGCTCCATCTATACCTGTGGAAACATTAAAAGAGAATGCATCCTGTGCGCCATACCACTCAGACATAGACATCTGAGCACCTGCCGCTTTACCAATAAGACCTCTAACATCAGCATCATTCAAAGATGTTGAACCAGAGATGCCAAGCTCCGTCATTATATCCTGTATAGATATTGCACCGCTACTAGTTACTGGCATAATCCAAGCCCTATCTTATTTTGTGAAAAAGAACCTTCCCACCAGTTATTGTACAGAGCGTTAAACTGCTCTGTCTGAACAAGTGGCTTTTTAAATTTGTCAGAGTAAGACCCTATATTAGTAGGTTCTTTTGAATATTCAAGCATATAGTTTAAACTAGAGTCTGCATTCTCCATACACTTAATACCCCTCTCCTTAGCATAAGACCAAAAGTCACTTTTAAAAGAGGAGCCTGATGCATAATGTAACATTATAATATTCTCACAAGCGTCTATGTAAGCATGGTATTTAGTATTAGCTAACTCTAAAGAATTGTTTTCAAACCATTTCTGTGTAGCTATGTAGTTAATATTATCTACCGTACCAAAAGAGGTAGCCTCAAGTGGCTCTAAGAAGAAAGACGCATTGCCATTATACACAATATTGTCTTTAAAATTATTCTTACGCCTATAGTTAGAAAAACTAAATGAGTTGGTAGTTCCATTAGGTACTAAGTTATACTCATCTAGTATAAACTCTACATCTGCTTTAACTTCTTCTAGTGTATTTATATCTTTATTATACATATACCCTATAGAGCAACGGTTCTTTAGGGGTATACCAAACACCCAACCATAAGGACGAGCAATAGCTAGTGTATGACTGAATCTTGGGTAATCCCAAGAGCACTGTGTTACATGCACAGCATTTACAGCGATATACTTTGACAATTCAAAATCTTCAAAAGAAGAAGGTTTACCAGAACAATCAAAAATGTAATCTGCATCTATGTCATCAGAGGAAACATTCTGCTCTTTTATAGACACGACATCTTTTAACTTAGAATAGACATAATCCTGTAACTTAGGTGCATCGAAATGTATTCCTGTTGAAGGGCTTGGAAAATCGTGAGTGAAAGGTTCTCCAACACTACCCCAACCCTCTTTGTATATACCTGTCTTTATAGTTGCACCAACAGCATCAAACTCTCTAGGAGAAAAGTTTAAGCAATCATTAAGTCTCTTAGGTAAACTTAGCGTTGATCCTTCTCCTACAGCCTGTGGCTTTATAGAGGGGTCAAAGTACCATTCTACTTCATCTGCGTTTACAAAACGGCTACAATAAGCGGCTGTCATACACCCAGCTGTACCCTTACCTACTACAGCAACCCTCAATCCATCATCCCCAAACCGAGAACCCCAAACATTTCCCATTCCCATTCTGTAAAATAATCTGCATCAAGACCTACAATAAAATTTGGTTGGTTTTGAGGTATGTCTCTTAGCTTTTGACGGAAAGTAACCCATCTAGGATCAGAAACTCTGTCAGGCATAACATATGGATCTGTTTTTCGTAACATTATATTTCTGTTAACGCGGAATTGAGCAGTGTAGTTTTTAAC